GAACCCAATTTTTGATATTGTTTTTTCAAAACTTGAAGAAGCCAACAGATTTCCTCCTATTCCCCCGGCACTGGAAAGGTATGCAGGGGAGGAAGGAATCAAGATTGACTATATTGGTCCACTTGCACAGGCACAAAAGCGGTCATTACAGGCCCAGGGGTTACAACGAGGGCTTGAGGCTATAGCTCCTCTTATGCAAGTTCGTCCGGAAATAGCGGATATTATCAATTGGGATGAAACTGCCCGGAAGATGATGGAAGCCTACGGTATGCCGCAAAAGATTATTAACCGGGAAGAAGACGTTCAGAAAACGAGAGAAGCCCGTCAACAGCAGATGCAGCAACAGCAAGCTATGGAACAAGCCGGACAAATGGCAGATGCAGCCGGTAAGATCAATAAGACAACAGAAGAGGGCAGTATGCTTGAAAAAGTAGAAGCCGAAATCAATAAGCAAGGAGTGAAATAATGCATAATTACCAGAAATATAGACGAGCAGGGTATACCCTACCTATCAATAATCCGAGTATCTCAAACTTAATGGGGGAATACTTTACCTCGACAAACCCAACACCGGGAACCGGTATTCCTATGGGTATACAGACTACGTTCTCTGATACTGCTCAGGTGTTAATGTTGATGTATAACGGCGGCACTAAGAGAGTCATCATGGACTACTTAAAGCTGATTTGTACGGCAGCCGGGGCGTCCACTATCTTCTCTAATTTAGTTTTGAAACTAAGCAATAAAGACCGGTACGCTTCCGGAGGGTCTGCAATAGTTCCGTCTCAACCACATGGCCCTTCAAGGGATTCGAGTATTACAAAGTTTTACTTTGGGATTATTGTTGCAAATGCTTTGGGGGCACTCTCAAAGGTAGTTGGAAGAAGTATAGTCAAAATAGCTGATGCCCCTTGTTTTGTTGTGGGGGATCAATTCATAATGACCTTTGGTACTCGGGATATAGCTACGGGGGTAATTAGTGCTACCAGTCCAAGAGTTGCACAGTTATTCAGTGGACCTATTATTATATCCCCTGGATGGTCTTTAACTCTACACATGTGGAATACAGATAATGCAGTCACAGCCCCTTCATGGGAGTTTGATGCAGGCTATTTTGAGATGGACGCGTAGTATGTTACAGAACTTTCCTACACAGAATGAAGAAGAAGACCGGAAGTTGATGCAGGATTACCGGAATACCTTTTCCAGCCCTACAGGGATAAAGGTATTGTGTCATATGCTTATAGAGCTTGGTTTTTTAGATCAAGTATTGGAAACCGAAGCGGAAAGAGCCAGGGCTGATTATGCAAAACGGCTATTTATGTTATCAGGGATATTTTTACCTGAACAAATAGAGGATATAGTGAGGAATTTATTTAGAATACCAATACCAATTAAGAAAGGATAAAATTATGAGTTATGAAAATAAGGATTACGGACCCTTTTCTCTGGGCAAAGTGCATTTACAGTGGTTTGCAGAGGGTGATCCACCTGCGGAAAAACCATTATATATGGCACAAATGCCAGATGAGTTAAAAAATAATGAGGAAATAGCAAAGCATGGAAGCCTTGGCGCTCTTGGCTATGCATACCTTGACGCGATGAAAAACTCAACGGGGGCTGTTAAGGTTCCCGGGGATGATGCTACGGATGATGAAAGAGCAGCTTTTTACAACAAGATTGGAAGACCGGAGGCCGCGGATAAATACGAACTGATAAACCCTGAATTACCGGAAGGTATGAAAATCGATACAGAACTTGGAGTTTCTTTTCGTGACTTTGCACACAAAACCGGGCTCACACAGAAACAGGCCAAGGCCGCCTTTGAGTTTTACAATAACCATATGGTATCACAGTTTTCTGAAATGGAAAAAGCCAGACAGGAAGCCGTTGTTAAGGGTGGTGAAGCCCTGAAAACAGAGTGGGGCACAGCCTTTGACCGGAATATGGAAGTTATAAAGCGCACTTATGAAAGATTCGGGAATGAAGAGTTTACAAAGTTCATGGATGATTCCGGGATGGGTAATATTCCAATTGTTCTTAAGACCTTTTTAGAGATTGGCAAAACCACTCTTGATGATAGTTTTTTAGAAGGTTCTCTCTCTATGGGAAAAAAGAGGGAGAAAGGTGTCATAGTTTATGACAATAGTCCTGAATTGTATAAAAAATAAAACCTGTTAATCTGAATTATTAACCTTCACCGGAAGATAATAAAAGATTATATGGGATGTTTCGAGTACAGACGACCTGATTTTTTGATGGAAGTTTTAAGGCAATCAAAATTTTAGGAGCATTATATGGCTCGACCAACATTACTTGAACTCGCTAATCGGACAAATAAAGGTAATCTCATAGAGATAGCCGAGGTATTGACCGAAGAAAACGAGATGCTTAAAGATGCGGTATTGGTAGAAGCAAACAACTTGACTTCCCATACCCTTGTAAAACGGCTTACGCAGCCGTCCGGAGCTTGGAGAAATATCAATCAAGGTGTTACTTCCGAAGCTTCGCTCACACAGCCGTCTATTGAAGGCATAGGGATACTTGAGGCGCGGTCTGAAATTGACAAGAAACTTGTTGATATGGCCCCGAATCCTGCAAGGTTCCGTTTTACCGAAGATAAAGCCTTTCTTGAAGGACTGGGTATTACGATGGCTGATGCAGTTATATACGCAAACCAGGCCGTAACCCCTGAAAAGATTAACGGGCTTGCTATCAGGTATCCAAGTATCACTACCGTCCCAACAGTACTGGGCGCAGGTGGTACCGGGTCCGACTTGACTTCCATTTGGATAATTCAGTGGGGTGAAAATAAAGTTCATTTTATTTATCCGAAGGGGTCTGCATCTATGGGTCTTAACCACAGAGACCTTGGCGAACAGACCGTACTTGATGGTGACGGGAAACCGTATCAAGCATATGTCTCACTTTTTCAGTGGGATATAGGACTTGCTATCCATGATGACCGGTGTATTGGAAGGCTGGCAAATATTGAATCCGCAGGAACAAGTAATCTTTTCAGCCCGGAACAACTCAATGTAATTCTTCGTAGAATGAAAAATGACGGGAAAGGCTCGGTAATGTATGCGAACTCAACAGTTCTTGCACAGATGGATAATGACGCGATGGATAAATCAAATGTCCAGTATACAGTCCAGAACGTGTACGGCGAACCTGTAACACATTATCGGGGTATCCCGGTCCGGAGAATGGATTCTATTCTCATCACCGAAGATGCACTGACTTAATCTTATATATATCAAATAAGGAGGTAAAACTTATGATATATGACAAAAACCATGTGTTTTCTGATGCTCAGGCAGCGTTCGACACCGATGATACAGTAGAATCTACCAATTCGATTGATATTGGTGTAGCTGATCCCAATATGGGAGCCGGTAATAAGAAAACTGTTCGCGTTGTGGTAAGCACTGCTTTTGCAACCGGAACAAGTGTTCAGGCAATCCTGCAACACAGCGATGATGATGCTACCTGGGTAACACTGCTGGCAGGAGTAGCTGTTTTAACGGCAGCGGCAATTGTGGGGAAAACCCTGCTTGAAGCCGTATTACCTGCTGAACATATGCAATACCTACAAGTAGCATACGTTAACGTAGGGGCTAATGACGCAGGGGCTTGCAACGCCTGGCTTGATATTTCCAAGTAGTCAGAAATAAAATGATAGGGGAGGGTTAATTCTCTCCCCTTTAAAAAAGGAGGCTATAATGCCAAAAGCGATTAAAACGTATATTTGTAAAACCAAATGTTATTTTAACAATACTCTTTACACTCCGAGTAATATTAAAATATATTCTTTCCCCTCTGATATGAAAATCCCTAAACACTTTGTAGAGGTAGGGGACAAACCGTCAATGGCTTTAAACCAGGCGCTTGAAAAATATGAGAAAGAACTCGAAATGCTGAAAAAGCAGAAACATCCTCATAAATCAATCCTGGATAAAATCAAAATGATTGAAGCCAGAATTAAAGCGGTAAAAGGTGTCGAACCTGAACCCGAACCTGAACCCGAACCCGATAAGGATACCGATAAATAATGGACATATCAGCCGTTGATATTTGTAATTTAGCTCTTGACCTGATAGGACAGGGGCCACCTATCGTTTCTTTTGATGAAGGAAGCAATCTCGCGAATACGTTTAAAAGGCGATATCCCTTGTGTCGTAACGAAGTTTTAAGAATACATACCTGGAACTTTGCGATTCACAGGGAAAACCTTGTTCAGTTAACCGAAACTCCTGTTTCCGGATATACTTATCAATATCAATTGCCGGTAGACCCTTTATGTTTAAGGGTTTTGGAAGTAACTAACGTGGTAAATCCGGATTACAGGATTGAAGGGGATCGGTTATTGACGAATGAAATAGAGGTAAGTATTCGATACATCAAAGAGGTGGTTGATACCTCAAAGTTTGATTCTCTGTTTTGTAAAGCTTTATCAGCACGGATAGCCTCAGATATTGCCTTTCAGGTTACACAGGATCATCGCACAGAACAGGCTATGGAAATGAAGTTTGAAATGTATATAAATCGTGCTATGGGAAAAGATAACCTGGAAGAAAAGGGACTGGATGTGATAGATAACTCTTGGGCGGAGGCGGGGAGGTAATGAATGCCTAAAGCATCAGTGATTATGACTAATTTTTCCTCCGGAGAACTTTCACCTCGATTGGATGGGCGTGTAGATTTACAGCAGTATTATAACGCCTGTAGAACATTGGAAAATATGGTTGTAACCTCTCATGGTAATGCAGATAGACGACCGGGAACATATTACGTTGCTACTGCAAAAACCTTAAGTGATAAAGTTAGGTTGATTCCGTACATAAAAGATGCCAGTAATAAATATATTCTTGAGTTTGGTGACGAATATATCCGGATTTATAAGGATCATAATCAAGTTACCGGCCCGTATGAAATTGTTTCACCTTATGCCGTTGAGGATTTATTTGAGCTAAAGTTTTATAATAATAAAAATGAATTATATATCGTTCATCCGTCTTATGCCTTACGAAAAATAGTCTGTACGGATGATACTCATTTTACCCTCAGTACTCCAACTCTTACCGGATGGGATGAATCCACGGTAAAAAACATTACCGGGGCCACAAATGCTTCGCCTATTGTAATTACCTCGGTTGCTCATGGCTTTGTAAATGGCGATAAAGTTTTTATTAAAGATATTGAGGGATCTATAATACATCCACCACAAATGGGAGGATCTATCTTTAATTTTTCTGACATCAGTATTGTTGTCGGAATGATTGAAATAAATGATTGTTCTTTTGAAGTGGCTAATAAAACAGCAGACACATTTGAATTGAAAGGTACAGATGGAACTAACTATAAAATTTATGTAAGCGGGGGAACTGTAAGAAAAGTAGGCAGCATATTTGCCTCTGCTGACAATTATCCTGCTTGTCTTACCTTTTTTGAAGGTAGAATGATTATAGCCAACACAAATAATAATCAAAACAAAATTTGGGGGAGTAAAAGTAATGATTATACTAATTTTACCATAGGCGTTAATGATGGGGATGCGTGGGAATATGGAGTTCCTACAGAAAATGCTATCCGATGGTTGACAGCCAAAAGTGATATATTAATAGGCACAGAAGGTGATGAATGGATTTTAAGTGGCGGTGGATATCCTGTTACTCCAACAAATGTCACTTTAAAACGTCAGTCTTCATATGGAAGTGCAAATATTCAGGCACTTCCTATTAACGAAAACATTTTTTACATTCAAAAAGGTTTTAGAAAAATTAGAGAGTTTGGGTACAATAGGGATCAGGATACTTACCTTTCTCCTGATGTCACCAATCTTGCGGAACACGTATCGAATAGCGGAATTTCCTGTGTAGCAATACAACAGAATCCGGACACTATTTTTTGGGGAGTTACCAATGAGGGTAATTTAATAGGGCTTACTTATGAGCGAATGTATGGGATAATAGGATGGCATAGGCAGCTTTTTGACGGGATAGTGGAAAGTATTGCTATTATTCCTCTGGATGAAGATGAAATCTGGATATCGATAAAGCGCACAATAGAAGGTGTGGATTATCGATATATAGAGTATTTCAAGCCCCGGGACTTCGGAGAGGATCAAACAGACTGTTTCTTTGTAGGGTCTGGGCTTACTTTTGATGGTGGCGATCCGATTGTTATTACCGGGGCCACAAAAGCAGACCCCATTGTAATTACAGCGGTTGCTCATGGCTTTCTTAACGATCAATTAGTGAAAATTGTTGATGTCGAAGGGATGACGGAACTGAATCAAAAAGTCTATAGTATTAAAAACAAAACAGCAGATACTTTTGAGTTATCCCTCACTGATGAATCGGATATGATTGATTCATCTTTATTTACCACCTTTACCTCCGGGGGCACAGCTACCAGGGTATGGACTTCCTTGACCGGATTGGATCACCTTGAGGGAAAAGAGGTGTCTATGCTATGTGATGGGGCAGTACAGCCGAACAAAACCGTTGTTTCCGGGGAAATAGAGCTCAAATATGAAGCAAACAAAATTCACGTAGGATTACCGTTCACCTCTAAACTAAAACCCATGAGGCTTGAGGCAGGGTCCGGAGATGGAACGGCTCAGGGTAAAACTAAAAAAATCCACGGACTTACGCTGCGGTTTTATAAAACAATAGGATGTAAGGTTGGTCCGGATGAAGACAGTCAAGAAATAATTGTCTTCCGTCTTGGCAGCGATTTAATGGATAATCCAACAGAGCTATTTACCGGAGATAAAAACCTTGCGTTCCCGGGGAGGTACGAAACAGACGGAAATATCCTTATAACACAAGATCAGCCTCTCCCTCTTTCAATAAGTGCTATTATAGTCAGGATGGCAACAAATGGGTAGAAAACTAAAAGAAATGACTATACTTCCTTTTAAAGTTGAACATTTTCTGCAATTGAATATAAGGGATAAAGAGGGGGTTTCAACAGTACAACAATTAACGGATTTGCTTTTTATTTTAAAACAGGCGGGGAATTGTTATTCTTTTTTTTATGAAAACACTTTAGTTTTCACGGGAGGAATAAGAATTATACGCGAGGGGGTGGGTGAAGCTTGGGTTTTGTGTTCAAAAAATATAACAAGATTTGTACGGGAACTTTATTATTATTCTGAAAAGTTTTTAATTGAAATTGTTAAAAAAAATAAATTAGCAAGAATTCAGGCTCATGTAGAAGTTACAAGAGAAGAAGCTTGTAATTTCTTAGATAAAATGGGATTTGAAAGAGAAGGGCTTTTGAAAAAATGTTTTTTTCATAGAGATTATTTTATATACGGGAGGATATTCTAATGGCTACAGCAGCGGCAGCTTCATTGGTAGTTTCAATAGTGGGATTAACAGCACAGGCAATCGGCGGTGTGGTTAGTGCTAATAATGCGAGAGAAACTGGAAAGATGCAATCTGATATTATCCTGGATAGAGCAAAAGAAGAAGAGCAGATATTCAGAGAACAGGGAGAAAGTCTAAAATCAACTCAACAGGCTTTTGTGGGAGCTTCCGGGGTCGAAATGGAAGGTTCCCCTCTTATGGTTATGGAAAAAACCGCCAGTCAGATTGAAAATGATGCTTTAAAAATAAGAGAAGAGGGAAGAAGATCGGCAGATTTAGTGAGAAAACAGGGGGCAGATGCCGCAAATACTCAAATGATCAATACGGCAGCTACCCTACTTACAGGTGGAGCACAATTGTATAACGCTTTTAATGGTAATTATGGACAGAAAAAAAAGAGTTATACTTATCAAAATAAATATCCTTCCATTAACAGTGTGAACTTAGGAAGGCCATCGGGCTATTAGGGGTAATACATGAGAATACCAACTTACCAAAGGCGACAAACTCCTGTTAAGGTAATGCCACAGGCTACAAGTGTAGACATTTCCGGATTTGGTGAAGCTCTTACGAAAACCGGGGCTTTTTTCGGTCAAAAACTACGGGAAAATCGGGAAATGGTTCAACTTGCCAAGGCACAAACAGACACGGCCTCAGCATTCGCAGAGTTTAG